CCACTGCAACTGGAGTACGACTAACCTCAAAGGAAGGTGTAGAACGCTTCGGAGAGGTCTCTCCACGACGTTCGGCTTCCCATTGTTGATCCTCTTCAACAGTCTCTGGATCTTGGCGCACTGCAACCTTGGCACCTAGTACATAATCAAACCGCTTCTTCAGTTCTTCGTAAGGTTTAAAGTTCTTTGAATCACTAAATTCATTCAAATTAACTAGATTCTTGTAGATCCGTTCCAGTTTATCATCATCAGCCAAGAGAGGAGATGGTTTATCGAACTCAGACTTGTCGTAGTTCCAATAACCTTCAACCTTACGAATCTTCAGTTTGAAGTTAGCACCTTCCCAGAAATCGAATGGGTTGACGGCTTGTTCATCCGCAAACTGCGGTTGCATCGATTCGGTAATCTTATCAAAGATTTTCTTACCGAACTTATACAAGAAAACTTTACCTTCATTCTCTGGATGTGCCGGATCAGTCACGATATATACATTTGTGTAATAAGAAAGTTTGCGTTTCTGTTTCCGCGCAGTTTCTTTATCACGATCAGATCCAGTATTCCACAGAACACGGTTGTGTTCAGACACAGGATCTTTTTGTCCCATAGTCGTTAGAGAGTTCTCGATATACCACCCACCAGGGCCTTGGAATGCGTGACTCCAAACTTGAGCCCAAGGAAGTTCACATCCCTCTGGTGCAGAAAGGAATCGAAGTACAGCATAACCATTTCCACCCTTATCTACTTCGGGTTTCCAGAAACGATCATCTCCAGATGATTCTCCACTATTCAGTTTTTCGACCTGTTTGATCAGTTTATCAGTCAAGGAACCAGCACGAGACTGTTTCTTAAGATCAGCAAAAGACATTTGTATTCTCCGTATTTTTTGGTATTTGGCCTTTGGGACTTCTTTATCTTACCTTATGGCAGAAGGGTTGTCAAGCCCAAGTATTCAGTTATCAGTCTTTAGGAAGTTCTTCTGGATTTTCTATATTTAGTTCAAATAATAGTGGATGGCATTCTTCATCAATTAAATAATTTGAAGCTTTGTACATATCTTCAGAGGAATATGCAGGCGAGTCGAGTGCTTCCATTTGAACATAAGCATCGGATTGCATAGCAACGGGAATGTCATCAAAGGTAAAAGGTATTCCATTAATAAAAAACATGTCCACAATCTCACCATTATGGAAACAGTATAATGAAGTAATTTTATAATGATATGACATCTTACATATTTGCAATTTTTTCTAATCCGTCTATAGATTTCTCCATTGCAGCAAAAAATTCAAGCATACTACTTTGCCCATCATAACCCAATAATGTTGCGGCTTGTTTGACATTTTCTACCATTTCTTTGGCTTCTGGATCGTCGGAAAGAGTAAGTCTTACATATAAGTTTTTTTGTTTTTCAAGAAAAACCCGCATAAGGTTTACCTGTTCCACTTTTTCATCGACACTGCCAAAAGGGGATTTGAAAGTTTTTTCAACAATTTCGTTTTGTAAGTCATACATCTCTCGGATGGAATTCTGTACAATTTCAGATTGAAAAAAGTCGCTCACAACACCAACTCCTTTAAAATTTTTGTGTATTTTTGATCATCATTATTTATGAAAGGCCTATACTTTTTAATACGTAAGCTAACGGATTCCCACACCGGATCCACAAGTTTTTTATCAAACTTTTTAGAGTATTCGAGAATATTATCTAGAATAACCATTGTCTCTAAAGAAATGACTTTTTGCAAGTATTTTTTTAGAATATCCGGATGAGAAGTTCCAGCAATTTCAAAACATTGATTGAAATTGTCTTTACGAATAAAGACCTCACTTTCAGCCCTAAACAGGTATGTGAGACTCTGAACTCTCTTCAACCAGTTTGAATAATTTTTGTCACCTGATTCAATAATTTCACCAATCCATAGACGAGATGGGTCATCACATTCTATGAAACTTGCAAGAAAGTAATGTTTGATTTCTTCATCACTTTTTTGTCTAGAAATTCTTTCAAAGAAATAACGA